TCTAAAAAAGAAGACTCATACACTTATTACTATCATGATGAATGCAGCACAGGTACAACCAACTCATCCTCTTGCGTCAATAAAAATTGGAATGCAACATCTATCAATACCACGTTAGAAAATGGTGGATCTTTATATGGCGCAGGTAGTGGCAACGGTGTTGATTGTAGCAATCCTTTAAATGATTCTAGTTGTAGCGGTTATGCAGATGCTTTATTAACCCAACAATGTAATATAAGCTCTCTTTATAGTGAGTCATGTCCTAACTATTGGGACGCATACGATGACCAGCAATGCGATTTAGATCCTCAGTATGGCCCATTTTGCCCTGGCTATAGACAGCAAGAAGACGTGGGCTACTTTCAAGAAGATCAATTTGATTACGGTTACGAAGAAGAAGAACAGTTTGGTTATGAAGAAGAACAAATGTTTGAAGAGTTTGTATTTGAGTTTGACGAACAGCAATTTGAAGAACAAGAGTTTATGTTTGAAGAAGAAATAATCTTTGAAGAAATGTTTCGTCAAGATGAGTTTGTAGATCCATTTCCCTTGATACCAGATTTTGAAATGCCGAATGAAGAAATATTTATTCCTGTAGAAGATTTAATTATTGAAGAGTTTATTTTTCAAGAAACATTTTTAGTAGAAGACTTTAGAGAGCCTGAAACTTTTATTGAACTAGAAACTATTGAAGAATTAGAAGAATGGTTTGAAGAAGAAACCAGAAGAGAGGAAGAAGTTGCAATATTAGAAGACCCAGAGGAAGAGTTTATAGAAGAAATTTTTGAAGAAGAGGCCGTTGAGGAGGTTTTTGAAGCTATAGAAGAAAGATTGGCTGAAGCTGAAATAGAAGAAGAAAGAATAGAAAGAGAAGAAATAGTAGAAGAGTTTGAAGAAGTTTTTGAAGAAGAGTTTCAAACCGCAGAAAGAGAAGAAGCTACAGGTAAAAGCTCTATTAGTAGAGATATAGCATTAAGAGTTGTTGCATCTACCATAACAACTGCAAATCAAAGTGTTAGCGGTACTAACTCTGGTAATTCTATACATGCTACCGGGAATACTGTAGCTGCTGGCAATGCTGTAAGTAACTCATCTACTGGAGGTTTTAGTACCAGTAGCTCTCCTAGCATGTCAGATCAGTTTGCATCATCTACCGCTCAAACTAATCAAGTGCTTGATATGAGTAGCATGTCTGTGTCTAACTCATCTTTTAATTCAACATCTGTAGAAACAGAAACAGCTTCAACAGAAACAATTGTTCTACGTGGAACAGTAGAAACAACGCAAGATCAAATGGATACGTCTATTGCATCTGTTAGTTCTGATGCGGAAAGTGAAACAACTGTTGAAAGCATTATTGCTCAAAACCTACAAACAGCTCAAGAACAAGTTGCAGCCCAGCAAGAAGAAACAGGTGAGTATGGTTCAGAAAACGCTATTATAGCTGTTATGGGGTTTCTCCCTGGGTTTAATAACTATAGAATGACATATATACCAGAAAAAGAATTTTGGTATGAGCCAAAAAGCATTTATACTAATAGCAACATTTCAGACAATACTGCGGCTTTTTATGGGCTAGCAGGACAAAGTATACAAACTTTGACTGAATTAAAACAAATGCAACCAACTCTTTAGGAGGTTGAAATGAATTGGTTTGAAAATAAAACAACGCAACTTATAGCTCTTGTTGGCATTGTCACAACACTTGCTGGCTTTGGTTATCAGGGCGCTCAATATGTTAATAGACTAGATAATCTAGAAGCTCAAATAGGTGGCATAGGTGATACTGAATAAAAACAAAAAATCATTGAAGAAAGATTTGCTGGTATAGAAAAGTCTGTTCAGTATTTAGAAAAACAAATAGATGGCATTTCTGTTCCAGATGTTACTGAGATAAAAACAGATATAGCTACAATTAAAGCTGACATTCAATCTTTAAACAAAGAAGTAGATAAGATAGAAGCAAAGATGAATGATAAAAATCCATTAGCGGGGTAATTATGAAATTTGGTTTAATTAAAAATGTAGTAGGAGCGCTTGCTCCAACTTTAGGATCAGCATTAGGTGGGCCGTTAGGTGGACAAGCGGCGTCCGTTATTGCTGGTGTGCTTGGTTGTCAATCAGATCCAAAGTCTATTAATAAGGCTATTCAAGCAGCCACTCCAGAACAAATGCTAGAACTAAAAAAAGCTGAACAAGATTTTGAGCTTCAAATGAAAGAGCTTGATGTAGATATATTTAGGCTAGAAACAGTAGAAAAACAAGACGCTAGAAAAACCTTTAACAAAGATTGGACAGCTAGAATTATGGGTATTGCTGTTGTTGGTGGATTTATGGGTTACATATTTTTAGTAACCTTGCAACCACCTGAGCAAAACTCTGAAGCTTTAATTAATTTAGTGTTAGGATATTTAGGTGGGTTGGCATCAGCAGTTATATCGTTTTACTTTGGAGCATCCAATACGGGTGATAAAAAAGATGGCGAATAGAAATACAGTACAATCTGTTGCATCAGACTTAAAATCGCACGAAGCGAAATGTGAGGAAAGATGGAAAAGCATATTCAAAGAAACAGCAGAGATAAAGCAAGAAATGAACGATTTAAACAGAACCCTAAGAATGGCAGTTTTTGGGACTTTCGGTTTTATGGGAACTTTATTAATTGCTTTCGTAACAATAGTATTCGGAACCTAATGCATACTTCAGACGAAGGTTTTTGCATAATTAAAAAATTTGAAGGCTTGCCTGTTAATGATGACGGTCAAGCAGTTGCATATAAATGTCCAGCAGGCGTTTGGACAATAGGATACGGCCATACTAAAGATGTTAAAGAAGGTGATGTTTGGTCTAAAGAAAAAGCTGAATTTATGCTTTGGCAAGAATTAGAAGATGAGTACGAGCATTATGTAAACTCTCTTGTAAAAGTGCCTTTAAATCAATCTCAGTTTGATGCTTTGGTTTCTTGGGTATACAACCTTGGACCCGCTAATTTAAAAAGCTCTACCTTGTTAAAAGTTTTAAACGAAGGTAAATACGAGGAAGTTCCTAACCAAATGAGGAGATGGAATAAAGTAAATAAACAAGTAAATGAAGGTTTGGTTAGAAGAAGAAACGCTGAGTCTTTATTGTTTGAAGGCAAAGAATGGGGTAAGGTTTAACAGCGGTTAAATTTATAGGAAAGGCTTATGCCTCATTCTACAGCTAGAATTGCTTTGGCTGGTGAATATCTAGCAGCATCTTACATGCTTAGATATTGCGACTCAGTTATTATGTCTCCATCAAATCATAGATCTGATTTAATACTTGATCACCAAGGTAAACTTTACCGAGTTCAAGTTAAAACAACAAATAAAATTTATAAAAGAAAAAAAGCAGATTACTACCGCTGGGAAATAAGATCTGGACGAAGAACTTCTAATAACACTAGACAAAATAAAATGGTAAGATATGGAGACGGTCAAATAGACTTTTTCTGTTTGGTTGCTTTGCCGATAAATAAAGTTATTTTTGTTCCTGTTGATAAAAAGAACAACTCAACTGAATACGCAAAAACTATAGGCAGTTTAGAAAAAATAGATTCTAAAGAATCTTTATTAGAAACTTTGTTATATGTAAATAAAACACCAAAACTAGAATCATTAAATGACGTTACAGAAAGCAATATTTAAACCAGGTATCAACAGAGAAGGTACTGATTATGATAATGAAGGCGGTTGGTTTGACTGCAACCTTGTTCGTTTTAGAAAAGGTAGGCCTGAAAAGTTTGGTGGTTGGGCCAAAGATAACAACAATACTTTTTTAGGGACCTGTAGAGCTTTACATCCTTGGATAGCTTTAGCTGGAACAAAATACTTAGGTTTAGGTACAACTTGGAAATACTATATAGAAGAGGGATCTTCTTTTAATGATGTTACTCCTATTAGATCTACAACTAGCGCTGGAGATGTTACTTTTGCTAAGGTTGGGAATGGAGATGCAACAATTACCGTTGCTGATACAGCTCATGGGGCAGTACAAAATGACTTTGTAACATTTTCAGGAGCAGCATCTTTAGGCGGTAATATTACTGCTACAGTACTTAATCAAGAATATCAAATAGCTACAATCGTAAATTCTAACTCTTATACAATAGAGGCTAAAGATACTAGTGGCGATCCAGTATTGGCCGCAGCAGGAGACAGCGGTAATGGTGGAGGATCAACCGTTGGCACATATCAACTAAATGTGGGTCTGGATGTTTATGTGCCTGGTACTGGTTGGGGTTTAAATGGATGGGGAGAAGGAGCCTTTGGATCTGCAACAGCATTATCTTCCACTAATCAACTTAGATTATGGACTCATGACAACTTTGGAGAAGATTTAATCATTAATCAAAGGGGTGGAGGCATTTTTAGGTGGGTTGAAAATAATGGCGTTACAACCAGAGCTGTTAATCTTTCTACTACAGCTGGGGCTAATCAAGTACCAACCGTAGGTTTACAAGTTATTACTTCAGAAAAAGATCGTCATCTAATTGTATTGGGTGCAGATCCTGTATCAGGAAGCACTAGAACTGGGGCTGTTGATCCTATGTTAATTGCATTTAGTGATCAAGAAAATGCTTTAGACTTTGAGCCTCAAACAACAAATACAGCAGGATCTTTAAGACTATCTTCTGGTTCTTCTATTATTGGTGCCGTTAAGTCTAGGCAAGAAATATTGGTTTGGACCGATACTGCTTTATATAGTATGCAGTTTATTGGTCCTCCATTCACATTTGGAGTTAATTTAATTAATGAAGGAACAGGATTACTAGGCCCTAAAGCAGCTGTTACAGCTCCTCAAGGAGTTTTTTGGATGAGCTACAATAACTTTTACCTTTACAACGGTAGTGTGCAAACAGTTCCTTGTACCGTTCAAGATTATGTATTTTCTGATATTAACTTAACTCAATCTTTTAAAATTAATGCTTTTACTATTGCAGATAAAAATGAAGTGGGCTGGTTTTATTGTTCTTCTTCTAGTAATGAAATAGACAAGTATGTTATTTACAATTATGCAGAAAATATTTGCT